CCGTTTTTTTCATAAACCGTAACAAACCAACATACGGTTAGGACAAAAAAGTATGGAAGGCAGGGGCCGGAAATCGACGGCAGCCCTGTCTGTTGTGGCGACTTCGCTGCCGCAGCGGATGGAGCCGCCACAGGAATTGACCGAATCGCAGGCTGCGCTGTGGCGCGAGATCGTCGCGGGCAAGCCGGTGGAGTGGTTCGCTGCTGATAACGCTCCGCTGCTCGCTGAGTACGTGCGCGCGGTGGACATGGGCAACCGCCTGGCGCTGGAAATCGAACTGACGCTGGCCGGGACTGCCGATCACAGCTTGAAGGACCTGTTGAAGATGCGGGACACCGAGGCCAAGCGCGCCACGTCGATTGCGACCAAGCTGCGCCTGACCCAGCAGAGCCGATACACGCCCCAAGCGGCTGCGACGGCTGACCGCAAGGCCGGGAGCGGCGCGAAGCCGTGGCAAAGCGGAAGGTAGAACCCTCGCGCGGCGACCGTAACGCCGACTGGATTCAGCAGTTTTGTTGTGTGCCCGAGGGCGCGCTGGTCGGCCAGCCTGTCCAACTGCGACCGTGGCAGCGCGAGATCATCCGGGGCATCTACGACACGCCCACGCGCCGGGCCATCGTCAGCTTCGGGCGTAAGAACGGCAAGACGGCGCTATCGGCCTTCCTGCTTCTGCTGCATCTGTGCGGCCCCGAGGCACGCAAGAACAGCCAGCTCTACTCGGCGGCGCAGAGCCGCGAGCAGGCGGCGATTCTGTTTGCACTAGCGGCCAAGGTCGTGCGCATGTCGCCCGACCTGTCGCAGTACGTGGTCGTCCGCGACACCGCGAAGCAATTGTTCTGCCCCGAGCTGGGGACGCTGTACCGGGCGCTGTCTGCCGAAGCCTCCACGGCCTACGGCCTGTCGCCCGTGTTTGTCGTGCATGACGAGCTGGGACAGGTGCGCGGGCCGCGTAGCGAGCTGTACGAGGCGCTGGAGACAGCCTCCGGCGCGCAGCAGGAACCGCTGTCGATTGTCATCTCGACGCAGGCTCCCACGGACGCCGATCTGCTGTCCCTGCTGATTGATGACGCGCAAGCGGGCAAAGACCCGCGCACGAAGCTGTGGCTCTACGCCGCAGCAGACGAGATGGATCCGTTTTCCGAGGAAGCCATCAAGGCCGCCAACCCGGCTTATGGCGACTTCCAGAACCCGGTGGAAGTGCGGGACCAGGCGGAAGCGGCACGGCGGATGCCGTCGCGCGAATCCGCCTACCGCAACCTCATCTGTAACCAACGCGTCACCGTCCACAACCCGTTCGTCTCGCGGTCGGTGTGGGATGCGTGCGACGGCAAGCCGGACGAGGACGTATTCCGGCAGGGGCCATGCTTCATCGGCCTCGACCTGTCGGCCCGCAACGACTTGACGGCCTTGTGCCTGGTCGCGAAGTCCAGAGAAGGCGAGTGGCACGTCCGCGCCGACTTCTTTGCGCCCGAGCAGGGTGTGGTCGATCGCGCCAACCGCGACCGCGCGCCGTATGACGTGTGGGCCGGGGACGGACTGCTGACCCTGACGCCCGGCCTGTCGGTCGAGTACGCATGGGTCGCCGAGCGATTGCTGGACCTGTGCGACACGTATCCCGTCCAGTACGTCGCGTTCGACCGCTGGCGGATTGACGTGATCCTCGCCGAGCTGAAGCGCGTCGGCCGCGAGCTGCCGATGGAGCCGTTCGGGCAGGGCTTCAAGGACATGAGTCCGGCGCTTGAGGCGCTGGAAACCGAACTGTTGAACAAGCGGGTGCGCCACGGTGGCCATCCGATCCTGCGCTGGTGCGCGGCCAATGCAATCGCAGTGAGCGACTCGGCCGGCAACCGCAAGCTGGACAAGAGCAAAGCGACGGGCCGCATCGACGGCCTGGTGGCGCTCGCAATGGCGATGGGCAAGGCGGCGGCGGCCCAAACCCCTGAGCGCAACCCTTACGAAACCCGAGGAATCCGGACCCTGTGAAAGCGACTCGGGAAGAAATGGTGGCCGCGATGGAGGCTGCCCAGCAGATGGGCCGCGCCCGCAATGCCACGCTCCGGGAACCCGAGTGGTGGCGGCAGATGCCGGCGTTCGCGCCGACGATCTCGGGGCAGACGGTCACGCCGGAGACGGCGCTGGCGGTTACGGCCGTCTATGCGTGCGTGCTGATCCTCGCCGAATCGGTGGCGTCGCTGCCGGTGAGCGTGTATCGCCGGCTGCCCAATGGTGGCAAGGAAGTCGCCAGCGATCATCCCGTGCATCAACTGCTTCACGTCGCCCCGAACGACGAGCAGACCGCGTTTGAGGCCATCGAGTACCGCATGGCCTGCCTTGGCCTGCGGGGCAACGCCTATAGCGCGCTCACGATCAACGGGCGCGGCGATATTCGGGACATCCAGCCGCTCCGTCCGCAGCACATGCGGCTGGACCGCGATGCGGCGGGCCGCCTGGTGTTTGACTACCAGGAGCCGGGCGCGGCCAAGGTCTACAACAAGAACCTGATCTGGTACACGCGCGGCTTCGGCACGGATGGCGTGACCGGCCTGTCGCCCATCGGCGTCCACCGCGAGGCCATCGGCTACGCGATGACGCTGAACGAGCATGGCAACCGCATGTTCGCCAATGGCGCGATGGTCGGCTCGACCATCGAAGTGCCGGTGGAGTGGTCGGAAACGGCGTTCCAGAACTTCAAGAAGGACTTCAACGACAACCACGGCGGCAGGCTCAATGCCAACAAGCCGCTTGTGCTCGAAGCGGGCGCGAAGTTCAACACCATCGGCATGTCACTGGTGGATGCGGAATACATCGCCAGCCTGAAGAACGCGATTGCCGAAGTGGCGCGGATCTACCGCATCCCGCTGCACATGCTCAACGAGCTGGAGAACGCGACGTTCTCGAACATTGAGCACCAATCGCTGGAGTTCGTCACCCGCACGCTCCTGCCGTGGCTCAAGCGCATCGAGGATTCCGCGAACCGCGACCTGTTCGGGCCGCTGGAGCGCGGCACGTACTACGTCAAGTTCAACGTGGACGCCCTGCTGCGCGGAGACATTAAGAGCCGGTATGAGGCGTACCAGATCGCGGTCGGCGGCAACAACGGCCCCGGCTGGATGGCCCGCAACGAGGTGCGCGTCCTGGAGGACATGGACCCGTTGCCGGGGCTGGATGAAATCTACGTTCCGGCCGCACCCGCTGCGCCGAAGTCAGGCGATGCGCCGGCAGACAAGCCGCAGAAGCCTGCGAAAAACATGCAGTCCATCGTCAAAGCCATGCGCATCGAATGGGATCGCGCGGCTGGCGACGACGAGTTCCTTGCTTGGGCGCATGACTACCTGGACCGAATGGGCGCTCCGCACCTTTTCGGAGACATCGAATCCCTCGGCGTAGAAGGCGCAATCGACCAATGGCTGAAATCCTGATCTACGACGACATCGGCCCGGAGGAGTGGGGCGGCATTTCGGCGAAGGCCGTCAAGGCCCAACTCGACGCGATGCCGGATGCCGACCAGATCGTCGTCCGCATCAACTCGCCAGGCGGCGACGTGTTCGACGGCTTTGCGATCTACAACCTGCTCAAGCAGCACCCGGCCCACGTCACCGTCAAGGTGGACGGCATGGCGGCTTCGGCCGCATCAGTGATCGCGATGGCGGGCGACACCATCGAGATGGCGGCCAACGCTCGCATGATGATCCATAACCCGTGGACGCTCGCCATCGGCGACTCTGCGGAGATGCGGAAGAAGGCCGAACTGCTCGATCAGATCAAGGAATCCATCGTCGCGACCTACAAGGCGCGCGTGAAGATGGAAGAAGCCGACATCGCCGAGGCGATGGATTCGGAGTGGTGGTTCGGCGCAAAGGCCGCGATCGAGCATGGCTTCGCCGATGCTGAGTCCGGCGCTGCGAAAGCCGTCAAGAACACCGCCAAGCCGTGGATTCGCAATGCGCCCGTGGAGCCTCTCGCCCCGGAGCCGCCTGCTGTTCCCGAGTACCGCATCGCTGCCCGCCAGCGATTCCCCATTAGCTAAGGGCGGACGCCCGCGCTAACGCTGACGGCGGACGCCCGAAGCAAACAACCAACCGCCCGCGTGGCGGTTTTTTTGTGCCCGAAACCGGGCGTCCTATCTCCTAGAGAACCCCAATGATCGACAACAAGCTGCTGACCGAACGCGGTCAGTGCGTCAACCGCATGCGCGAGCTTCTGAATCGCGCCGAGAAGGAAGGCCGCGACCTGTCCAGCGAGGAGCAGAGCGAGTACGGCAAGCTCGAAGCCCGCCAGGACGAGATCGCGAACCTCGTCAAGCGCGCCGAGCGCGTTGCTGGCATCGAAGCCGACCTCGACCGTCCGGTAAACGTGGTCCGTCCGCTGGCCCCGGCCAACGACAAGCCCACGCACTTCCGCAACAGCGCCGACTATGCCGACGCCCTGACGAGCTATTTCCGTCGCGGCGCCAACGGCATCGACGGCCGCATCCAGAACGCCCTTCAGGTGGGCACGGATTCCGAGGGCGGCTACATCGTCCCGCAGGAGTTCGACACCAAGCTGGTGGCCGCGCTTCAGGACATCAACGAAGTCCGCAACTGGGTATCGGTCATCACGACCGCCTCGGATCGCAACATTCCGGTGGAATCGACCCTCGGCACGGCGTCGTGGACGGCGGAAGAGGCGGCCTACACCGAGTCGGATGCTGCGTTCAGCCGCGTGACCCTGAGCGACTACAAGCTCGGCACCATCATCAAGGTGTCGGAAGAGCTGCTCCGTGACGCGTTCTTCGACGTGCAGGGCTACCTCGCGACCAACTTCGGCAAGCGTTTCGGTCTCGCGGAAGAGTCGGCGTTCGTCAACGGCGACGGCTCGGGCAAGCCGACCGGCATCGTGCCGGGCAGTTCGCTCGGTGTCACCGCTGCGGGCGCTGCCGCGATCACGGCCAACGAGCTGATGGACCTGTTCCACGCGCTGGGCCGCCCGTACCGCAAGAACGCGGTGTGGCTGATGGCCGATGGCACCGCGAAGATGATCCGCAAGCTGGTGGACGGCAACAGCCAGTACCTGTGGCAGCCGGGCCTCCAGGCCGGGCAGCCGGACACGCTGCTGGGCCGCCCGGTGATCGTCTCCACGGCGATGCCGGCTGCGACCACGGGCCTCAAGTCGGTGGTGTTCGGTGACCTGTCGTACTACACGGTCGCAGATCGCCAGGGCACTGTCGTGCAGCGTCTGAACGAGCTGTATGCCGCCAACGGCCAGGTTGGCTTCCGTGGCTACCGTCGCATGGACGGCAAGGTCACGCTGTCGAGCGCGATCAAGCATCTGATCCAGGCGTAAGCAACTGGAAAGGGCGGCCTCCGGGTCGCCCTTTCTTTTGGAGGCGATATGGCAGTCAAGATGCTGACCGCGATGGCGGGCGATACCTGGGCCGTGGGTCCGGGACAGATTTTCAACGGCGATCCCGAGCACGAGGCGCGACTGATCGCAGCCGGTCTCGCGGAGCCGGTCGAGGCTGAGAAGCCGGAACCGAAGGCCAAGAAGCAGAAATGATCCTCTCTCGCGTCACCGCGCCCACTGAAACGCCTGTTTCGCTGGCCGAAGCCAAGGCGCACCTAGCCGTCACGCACTCCAGCGACGACACGCTGATCCAGCTCTTGCTGGATGCGGCGGTGGCTCAACTGGACGGCGCAGAGGGCGCGCTGGGCCGCTGCCTTGTGACGCAGACATGGGATTACACGATCGACCGCTTCCCGTTTAGCGCGGGCTGCTGGAACGAGATCAACGTGCCGCTGCCGACGCTTCAGAGTGTGACCAGCGTGAAGTATTACGACCCCGAAGGCGTGCAGCGGACGATGGATCCGTCTGCCTATGTCGTCTCCGGCCAAAAGATCGTGCCCGTGGATGCGTGGCCGGACTACGACACCACGCGCCCCGGCGCTGTCACCGTGCGCTTCGTGGCCGGCTACGGTGCGGCGACCGATGTGCCGGCGAACGCCAAGGCGCTGATCCTGCTGTTGACCGAGGATTTTTATCGCAAGCGCGGCGCGACCGACAGCGAAGCATTCTTCGCCAACCCGGCAGTGGCCCGGCTGATCGGTGGCATCAAGAAGGTGCGGGTATGAAAGCCGGCGACTTGCGCCACCGCATCACGATCCAGCAGATGACCGCCACGAACAGCGGCGAGGCCACGTCGGAAAGCTGGGCGGACTTCCTGACGGACGTGCCCGCCGCCATTTCGCCGCTGAGTGGGCGCGAGATCCTCGCGGCCGGGGCAGAGCAGAGCGGCACCCGCGTGCGCTTCGTCATCCGCTACGGCAACGGCGCGGAAGTGACCAGCTCCATGCGGATTGTTCACGACAGCCGCACCTACAACATCACCGAAGTGATCGCAGACCCGACGTTGCGCGATTCCTTCACCCTTTTGGCCGAGGCCGGCATCCGTGGCTGACACCCAAACCCTGCACGGGCTGGATGACGTGCTGCGGAAGCTGCAAAGCCTGCCACCCGAGATCGTGAGCAAGCGCGGTGGGCCGGTGAAATCGGCGTTGCGCAAGGGTGGCAAGGTCATCCAGCAGGCGGCCGCACAGAACATCGAGGCGCAAGCCAACACGGTGGACGGCTACGAAAACACGCACCTGCTGTCCAAGAGCGTGGGCCTGACGCGCGACCCAAACCCTGCGCGCGAAGGCGCGAATGAGCGGTATTTCATTTCCGTGCGTCGTCGTCGCTATCAGCGCGGGCAGACGACAGGGCAGGTTGCGCGGTGGCTTGAGTCCGGCCGCGAGAACCAGCCGCCAAAGCCATGGCTGCGGCCTGCGTTCGTGCAGAACGCACAAAAGGCACTGGATACCGTGGTCACGGAGTTGAACAAGGGCATTGACCGCATCATCAAGAAGTTGAGCATCTGATGCTGCCTCCAGTCCGAGCCACGCTCGCCGCCTCGTCTGCGGTGACGAATTTCATTGGTTCCAATCCCGTGCGCGCCTACCGCCATGGCGAAGCGCCCAAGGGCGTCGCGAAGCCCTACGTGACGTGGTTCATGCACGACGGCGTGACCGATGGAGTGCTGGACGCGCCCGAGGCGGACACGTTCCGTTTGCAACTGGATTGCTGGTCCGACGACGACGCCCAAGTGGAAACGCTGGCGGCGGCGGTGCGCGACCAGATGGAGACGGTGGCCGTGCTCGTGAGCTATGGCGAGAACGGCCGCGACCCCGAAACGCAACGCTATCGCATCGGCTTCCTGTTCGACTGGATTTTGGGACGCTGACCCTTCCAAGCCCTCGGCGGCTCGTCGTGAGACGCCCGGTAGCCGAGGCACCTAATCGAAGTACGCGACTTCGACCAGCCCGCCGTGAGGCGGTCTTTCCCATCGAGATGGAGTTTTACGAGTGTCCACCTACCTGAAGTCTCAGAAGACGGAGCTTTACTACGCTTCGGCTGCCACCACCACGTCGAAGGTCGCCGCGATCACCGGCATTCAGGGCCTTGGCGGTGCCCGTGACCAGATCGACACCACAACGCTGGACGACACCGACCGGACCTTCGAGCCCGGCTTCGGCAATCCGGGCCAGGTGACGGTGACGTTCAACCTCAAGTCGGACAGCACCGTGCATTCGGCGCTGCTTGCGCTCAAGGATGCGGGCACCACCGTGTCGTGGGGCATCTATTCGGCGCAGACCACGACCGCGCCCACGGCGGTGGGTTCGGCGATGCAGACCGTGGTGGACCGCACCTCGGCGATTTTCGACGGCTACGTCGCTGACGTGAACATCGACATCGCGGGCAACGACATCTGGAAGGCCACGATGGTCATCCAGCGCAGCGGCACGGTGTCGTGGGACTTCGTGTAATCCCCTAACGGCTTTCCTCGGCAGTCGGGTAGCGCGGCGTTCGCCGTGCCGCGTCCGGCTGTCCGGGGATCTATGGAAACGGCGAAATGGCGAATCTAGACGGTTTCTTTGTGTCCCCCGACGTGCAAGCGCGCGTCGTCAAGCTGCCGGACGGCAGTGAACATGAGCTGCACTTCCGCGAGCTGCCTGCGGTCGAGTTCCGCAAGCTGCACATGGCCGAGCTGTCGGATGACGAAAACGTCCGCGCGGGCGCGATGGCCAAGATGATCGCGGCGTCCCTGTGCGAGCCGGACGGCAAGCCTGCGATGGATTACGCGCAGGCGCTCAAGCTGAAAACCGGCGCGATGACGGCGCTCATGGAGGCGGTGCTCTCGGTCAACGGCCTGAAGGGCAACGACGCGGGAAAAGGTTAGCCGAGCGCGGGGAGGAGTGGTTCTGCCACGTCCTCGCCCTGGCGTTGGGCAAGACGCTCGGCGAAATCTACGCCATGCCGAAGGCCGAGCTGGTCGCGTGGCGCGAGTTCTACACCCGTTGGCCGTTTGACGATCTCCACCGCTTCCATCGCCCCGCTGCGCTCGTGTCCGTGAGCCTCGGCGGCGGCGACTTCAGCGAGCGGCTGTCCCTGCTGCAACCCCCCATCGAATCTTCCCAAGACAGGCTCGGCGTGTTCGGCCTGTTCGAGA